TGACTACAGCTCCAGTTGGCGGGATGTTGGCGCTGTAGACCACGGCTGGACTCCTACTTTGTACCTATTTTGGCAGTGAACGCGGCCTTGTTACCGTGCGCGAGTGGAATACGCCGGTTCGGGAGCCGTGGAACGCGCTGATCAAGCAGTGTCTTGATGCGATTGATAGGCACGAAGAGCTATACCGTTCCAGTGGGAGTGGGTGGCACGCGGCGAAGGCACAGGATCTGCGGTGGTATGTCGCGGAATTGAAGCAGTGGATTAAAGCTCAGGAGGCAGTTAGTGCTTGGCGGTCCATGTGAAGCGAGGGTTTCGATTCTTGGCCTGTTCTTCGATGGTGGCCCACCTGACATTACCCGGCTCGTAATGTCCCATGGGATCTATACGGTCCAACGTCATGCCTTCAGGGCGAGGGCCGAGTTCTTGTAAGAACTGCGCGTAAGAATCAAATCGAAACTCGACGTTGGCGTATGCGTTGTGGTGGTTTGTTTTAACGCGGCGCTTGGCTTTGTGGAATGATTTGTAAGCGCCTTGATTTCTGACGCAATCTTGAGGGTCTTTCCGTATGGAATCCCAGCGTTTATCGCAAGCCTTGATCGCGCAAGACTTGCACAGTAAATCCCGGCCTTCCTTGACAGCTTTTGCCACTAAGTCCTTACGGGTTGTGCGACTGGTGCCGCACGTCGGACATGAGACTTCGATGTATGAGTGGTGCGCTGCCACAAGAAGTCAACTGGTTACCAGTTTATCCTAACTCCATTTGCTGCGATCTGCCCAGAACGCGGCGCTGAGTTTACCCTTGGCAATGTTGGCCGCATGGCGAGCCTTAAACGATGCCCGCCTGGCTTTGTCTGCTGCTGATTCTCCTTTTTGGGGTGGTGAGCCAGTTACGCCCTGCTGACCGAAGCGAATGAGGCGCACCACGTTGCCCTCTTTGGCGAGGACTGCGTGGGATTTGTTTGGGTGGTTGGGGGTGCGCTTGGGTTTGTTGTAGCCCTCGAAGGTTTCGCCTCGGTATTCAATCGTCATCGTCGTCTTCCTCGTCGTCGGGGTCGTTGATGGGCACCAGCACTTCGATGCCGTGGGCGAGCATTGTGACGAAGCCGCCCAGAGTTTCGGGGAGGGAAGGGGTTTTGAAGGCGAAGGTGGCGTGCGTGAGGCCGTCTTCGGCGTCGATTTCGACGTGGATGCAGCCCCCGGTGATGGTTTGGATGGCCATTAGCGGCTGATTTCCTCCCAGTCCATGGATGCGTGGACATTACAGGTTGATGTGCTGCCTGTCATGACGAGGCTTCGTTCGAAGGGGGTGCTGGTGAGGCCGTCGCGCTCCAGTTGGAATTTGAAGAGGGCTTCTTTGAGGATGTCGATGGTGGGGGAGCTTTGGGTGGAGGCGCTGAAATAGCCTTGGGCGAGGATGCGGCCGCCAGCGGTAGAGGTGCCGGTGATGTTGTATTCGACGGAGGAGCTGGCGCCGGCGCTGACCCAGGTGCCGCCGGTTGTGGTGGGGCTGGCGACGACGCGCCAGTTGTAGTTGGTGTTGGTGGTGACGCCGAGGATGGAGAGGGCGGTGAGGATGACGATGGCGTCGAGGTTGGTGGATTTCAGGCGGAGGGAGACGATTGGGTAGTAGGTGCCGATGGTGGCGAGGCTTGTTGGGGTGTTGATGGGTGTGCCGATGGCTTGCTGGAGGCCGCGTAGTTCGTAGCCGCCTTCAGAAAGGACCGTGGAGCAGACTTGTTTGAGGGTGCTGGCGCTGGCCGTGGCGGCGGTGTTGGTGATTTCGTAGCGGAGGGGGAGGGAGGCGGTGGTGATGTAGGTGGAGGTGATGATGTTGGCGTGGTGGAAGGAGTGGCAGTGGATGAATTTGCCGTTAATGATGAAGCCCATGCGGACTGTGCCAAGTCCCAGCCACTCGATGTCCATCCAGAGGATTTGGGCTTTGGTGAGGTCGAGGGTGAGGTTGGAGGGGCCGGTGCCGTTGAGGGGGTCGGTGTTCCAGTCGGATTGGGCGACGCGGGTTTCGAGCAGGGTGCCGGTGGAGGAGCTGCGCTCGACGAAGGAGAGGGTGGTGTTGTCCAGCTCCAGGTACATGCCGTTGGCGGCGCCGTAGTAGCCGATGCGCTGGCGGAGGTTGGGTTTGGCCGGGTTGAGGGTGAAGGTGGACATGACCAGCAGGGATTTGCCCGGCTGGTAGGAGAAGCATTTGGTGGTTTCGCGGATGACCGAGGAGCCGGAGGCTGCGGTTACGGCGAGGTTGATGAGGCCGGCGTTGGCGTCGAAGGTTGAGGTGCCGCCGGTTGCGGTGGCGGTGCTCCAGAGGCCGTTGTCGCGGTAGCGGTGACTGGAGTCGAAAAGGGTGAGGGGACTGGAGGTGCGGATGCGGCCGAAGGCGTCGGTGGCTCCAGCAGAAGATGCGGCGCCGCCGGCGGAGGTGCCGAAGGGGTAGGGGGTGGTGACGGAGGTGGAGTGGAGGAGTTGCATCGGGGCCTCGGCGGGAAGGATTGAGGCTATTTCTTGGGCTTTTTGGCAGGCTTCTTTTTCATGCCGGCTTCGGACATGGCGATGGCGATGGCTTGTTTGCGGGATTTGACGACGGGGCCTTCTTTGCTGCCCGAGTGGAGTTCGCCTTTGCTGTATTCACGCATCACTTTGGAGACTTTTTTCTGAGCTTTGGAGGGCTTTTTGGGGGCCATGTTTTATACCGACGGTGCTTACCACACACGATAGTTGGTTTTGCCGAGGTTCTCGGGTTTGGCGAGGTTGAAGGTTTGGAGGCAGAGGTAGCCGAGGGCGTCGAAGGCGTGGTCTACGCCGAGGTTCTTGTTGGGGAGGCCGGTGCCAGGGGAATAGGTGAGGGTGCGGAGGGATTTGATCAGTTCTTTGCAGCGGGGGTGGATGAAGAGGCGGCGGGTTCCAGAGGCGTCGAGGAGGGCGGTGTTGACGCAGGTGATTTTGTCGCGGATCTTCCAGGGGGAGCGGGGGCTGGAGACAGTGAAGCCGGATTTGCGGAGGATGTTGTGGTCGGTGGCTCCAACGCCGCTGGTTTTGCGGGCGCCGCCGGTGGGGTCGGGGCAGGCGATGATGCGGCGTTCGACGCCGTAGCGGGATTGGACTTCTTCGCAGAGATCCCAGGTGGTGGCGCCGCCGGTCATGATGATTTCGTCGAAAACCCAGAGGACGTCGCCTTTTTTGACGGCGCAGATGCCTGACATGGGGTCGATGTTGAAGTCCACGCCCAGCAAAAGGGGTAGGACGGGGAGGTCTTGGACGATTTTGTCGATGTTGTCGTCCGAGAAGGAGATGGCGACGAGGCCGGAGAGGTTTTCGAAGCTGGCTTCAAATTCTTGGCGGAAGGTGCGGGCGTCGAGTTGGGCGCGGGCGGCTTCGATTTCCTCTGGTGGGACGTTATCGCCTTCGATGGTGGTGAATTGCCAGCGCTGCCAGTCCGTGTCGCCTTCTTCGCAGTAGCACCAGAGGTCGTAGAACCAGCTGGCGGTGCCGTCCGGGGTGGAAATGAAGAGCGCCCAGCCTTGTTTGTCGGCCAGGGCGGGGCGGATGACCTCGAACCAGACCTCGGAGTCCATGAAGGCGGCTTCGTCGAGCACCACGCCAGCCAAACTGCGGCCTCGGAGGGCCATGGCGTTCTCGGTGCCCTTGAGTTCGATGGTGGAGCCGTTGACGAGTTCGATTTTGAGGTCGGTTTCGTTCTTGGATTTGATCCAGGCTTTGGGGACGAGCTTTTTTAGGACTTTCCAGGCGATGTCTTTCGCCATTCGGTAGGTCGGGGCGGCGTAGAAAAAGGTTTCGCCCGGGCGTTCGATTGCTCCACGCAGCAATTCAATGCAGGAGAGGTAGCTTTTGCCGAAGCGGCGGCCGGCAACTAGGACGCGGAAGCGTTTGCGGCTGGAGAAAACTTGCCCTTGGGCGTAGCGGAGGGAGAGTGTTCCAGCCGTTTCGGGCATTTTTGTGGGGGAAGGTACCTTCTAGGGTATTACAGGAATTGAACCCCTGCCCCCCGGTGTGTAACAGAGGAAGGAATTGGGAATGTGTCAGTAGGTTCCCTGAGCAGCGACACGCGCCACCAATCGCCGGACGCTACCCCGGTAGTGCGCCCGTACTACTCCGGCAGTGGCCGGCCTGGCGTCAGGCCGCCAGCAGCCGCCGGACGGCCCGTGGTTGGAATCAGCGCCCGCTCACTATCAGCCGGCAGTAGGCGACAGAGCCATGCCTGGCGAGGCAGGCGCCGTAAGCGTAAGCGCTCTGTTTCGCCAGTTCAGTGGCGAAGACTGCCAGCAGCACAGCCGACAGCGTGGCGGCAGTGAACGGGACGGGACGGGACAGGATGCGGAGCATGGGAGGATTCCCCGAAGTGCTCCCGTATTGTTGCACAGAACAGGCCGGGAATCAACCGGCCCGTTTGTCGTCGATCTCCACGCGCAGGATGGGAGCGGCCTGGCTGGCGACTTCCTGTGACAACTCGCCGGCGGCTCTGCCGAGACTATCTAGCAAGTGACAGGCAACTTGATAGTTCCCCTTCCGAATTGCCTTTTTCAGCACAGCAAGGCGTGACGCAGTGATAATGTTCAACATCTCAGTTCGATCCTCCAATCTCTCCTGCTTCAGAAGTTGCATCGCCTTTGAGATGTCATCGTGAGCAGTTCGAATAGAGATGTTGAAGCGAGACGCGACCAGTTCAGCATTAGCGCGACGCGTGTTCCCCTCCAGCAACAGGCTGTACGCGTAGTTCACTCGCTCATCCATGCGAACTTGCGTGCTACGTCCGCCGCGCCAGCGCTTAGCCTCATCGTTGGCCACTGTCGTGGGTTTCGTTACTTCCTGGCCGTCAGATTCGGACACGGTTCGAGTCACAAACTCATTTCCACCATGCTAACCTCCCTGCTCTCACGTTTCGCAAGCGAGCGCAGCGAAAAAAGCCCGGCAGCATGGCCGGGCCGTTGATCGGCAGCGTTCCCGCTTAAAGCCGTTCGGTAACGGTGCGGATGCTCCAGCCCGTGAGCACTCCGGCGGCCTGGCATTCTGCGAGGGTCCGTGCGGCGACGCGTTGTGCGTCGACAATGCCCGAGGCTGTGATGGGAGAAGGACCCGCCGGCGATGGCGTCCCATCCTCACGTAACAGCCAAACGTTGTACCGCATCAGCCCTCCCCGTTGGTTTGGTTGAAGTAGTCCAGCACTGCTGGCCAGATCTCCCGTGGCGCATACTGGCCGGCGGTGTACTCGATCCCCTCGGCGGTGATCTCCAGGCGGCGATGGGCACCATAGGAGCCAGGTACCAGCTGACCGTCGGCCTTGATACGGCCCGGATAGGTCTTAAAGACTCGTCGCCGGTCACGGTCTCGGTAGCCGCGATCGTTGCGCCAGGCTCGCATCTCCTCGGGGCGAGGGTACCGGGGGTTGTAGTAGTCGCAGGCTTCGATGCGGGCCTGCTGCCGCGCATACTCCAGCAAGTCGGAAACGGTAGGCATTGGATGAGTCCTAAGGGTTGGGTTCTCGTTTGTAACTGCAGCAGCCTTTCAAACCAGCGCCGGCGCCAGAGGATCCGAGGATCCGTCAGGCCAAGGATACGGCTCCCGTCGCCACTCCTGATCCGCCGGCAGCAGCGCCAATCCGGTCAGGGCCACTAGGTCGGAGCGATCAACGCCGCGCGCTACCTTCTCCAGTCTGACGTAAGCGCCGGAGCTGAGATCCTCCACGACCCAACCCTCGCCGCTCCAGTCCAGACACGTATCGAACAACGCCCGTAGGTCCTGCTCCCGCTTCTCGTCAGGCAGCTCGGCTAAGCGATCATCAGCCCAGAACTTCGCCGTGCTGGGCCCGTAGGCGTTACCCTCCAGCACGGCCAGAGGGCAGTATTGCGCCAGTAGCTTGGCGATCTCGTCACGCCACTCCCAGTTGTAGCAAGCTTGCCAGGCCTCCTCCACTGCCTCTAGCTCTAGCGTGCTGTGCTCCTCGTCTGAGATCAGCGGGTAGGATTCCAGACCCTCCACGGTCTTCAGCACGTCCGCCGGAACCCGTAGCACATCCAGGACCACCCCCTCACCGTTCCACCCATAGCCAACGGTGAGGATCCCGCCCAGAGGGTCGGGAGTGCTGGCGGGATCAGTGAGCACGTTAAAGTTCGCCTTCCCCACTAGGCCGGTGTCGCTGTAGTCGCTCCAGTCGCAATAGGCAGGGCAGAAACCGAGCGAGACACCGCGCCAGCGCTCAGTGAGGCAAGTCTGCAGGTGATCCTCTGGCGACTGATGCCACTGATAGGAGTAGTCCCGTTCGGGCTCGCCGTCCCGGATCAGAAGCCAGTGGCCCGAGCATCCGCGCAGGCGGTTGATCCGTTCCAGCAGGGCTGGGCTGGCCTTGGGTGTTGTCGTGTGCATGGCAGGGCTTGCTTCAATGCCTCGCTACTGTACCAGATCAGTGCCAGCTGGCAAGGGTTGCGCCTGCTGCTACTGTCACAGAGCACAGCCGAGCCAAGGCACCATGCCCACACCTAAAGGTCTCGGGTACCTGCAGCGGTATTACTACGAATTCTGCCTGCAGCATCCCGGACGCCACACCGTCGCATCGGATCACGAAACCATCAGGATCATTCGATCGCTCCAGTGCCGTGGCCTGCTGATCGTCACAGACTGTGGCATGTGCACAGCTGCAGGCCGGCCCGTTCTGATCGTTCAGATCCGGGCATGACCGGCGGTGAGTGGAATACATCGCGGGAACGCAAGTCGCTCCAGCGTGAGCAGCGTGAACAGGAGCGCGAGCAGATCCGCCTAGAAAAACGGCACCTTCGGGATCTCCGCTGGGCAATCGAGCGCTCCAGCGTGGAAGCCTCGGACTGGCAGGATCTCCTAGCGCTCCAGGCTGCCCACGGCAAGGAAGGGCCGCTGCAGCTCTACCGCGAACTGATCCCGTACTGGCGACAGTGCCAGAGGATCAACGGCGGAGCTGACATTCCGCCGGACCTTTTTCCACAAGCTACGGGAGTTTTTCCGCGCGGCTCTCCAGCCGCTCCAGCGAACAGGCAGAAACCAGGCAAGGGATCCACCCGTAAGGTCCGCTCCGATGCAGGGATAACGAAGCCTCGCCGCCAGGCCTGAACTGCCCCAGCTGCCCCACTCCCGGCTGCCTCCCTAGGTGGCCGGGTTTTGCTGCGCTATGGCGTGAGACTCATGAGACTGAGAATGAGACTCGCACCGTCGGCGGACTGGCCGGCCACGCTCCAGGCTGAGCCTGCCTGAGGCTTGAGAATGATTCCCATTGCCACTTGAGAATGATTCCCATTGCCACTTGAGAACGATTCTCATTTACAGCAGCAGCAGGCTCCAGGTATTAGATGCCCCAGTGAATGACCTAATACTTGAATGGCTTGAATGGCTTGAATGGCTTGAATGGCTTGAATGGCTTGAATGGCTTGAATGGCTTGAATGGCTTGAATGGCTTGAATGGCTTTTTTCAGTTCCAAGCATGAATGGTGATTCTTGAAAAACCCAGTCATGAATGGGCTTTTGTCAACTAGGCAAAGCTGCATTGTCAACCTGATTGTCAACAAGGCCGGCAAAGTATTGCTCCACCCGAGCCATGAATGACTCCTCGGCTTCTTTTAAGTCGCGGAGCGACATTGAATGGACGTTGGGGGTGCCACAGCGGCGGGCCAGGATGATGGCTGCTCCAGTCGGCTGGAGGCCGGTGAGGTGCTTGAGGCCGAGGCTGTAGGCGCCGCATTGGTCGATGTATGAATGGCCCGGCGGCAGGCGCTCCAGGCCCTCGTCGTCGAGTTTGGTTTTGCGGCTGACGCTGGTCTTCCAGTCGGCTAGTACCAGCTCATTGTTTTTCAGGCCCACCAGGGCGTCGCAGGTTCCAGCGAAGCCGGCGGGGTGATGAATGGAAAATTCGGACGCGAAAATTTCGGTGACGTTCTCGGTGATCCAGTCGGACAAGCTGCGGGCGTAGCCTGAGGCGCTCCAGCCGACTCGGGGGACGTTGGGGCGGACTTTTTTGAGTGCCCACTGTGTAATCGGGGCGGGGATGCGGGCCAGGCCGTTGGCGTCCCAGTGAATGGAATTGCGCTTGTTTGCGGTGGAACGTGCCAGCGATTGTGAAGTTTTGAGTAGGTATTCGGCCTGTGAATGGGCCATGTTGCCCCGGGTGGCTGCCACGTTGCGCTGTTGTGTAGCTTCAGTGGGGCCGAGGCGGGCTTCCCAGCGCTCCAGTCCGCT